TTTCTGGAATACGTTGCCGATGCTCGGCGCACTGAGCCAGAGAATCGCATACGTCGAGTTGGCGGTGCTAATCGCGTGCGAATGAAACTATCGAGTCGGTGGATATGACAGTATCAGTACAGGGAACCGGTGGTGAGACGGTAGTCTTTCAAACACGAAAAATAACAGGGGATGATCTCGAAACCAACGCAGCCTTGTTGGATTTGGATGACATTCCCATGCCATCCGGTGTGCAAGATTCTAATAGTGCCACCTATGCTAATTTCAGTGCTTTTTTCAATGATCTTCCTACCAATGCCAGTTTAAAAGGCCCAGAAGGTCCACAAGGCCCAGCCATCGACACAGTAAGCTTGTCTCAGTCTGTTGACCTGTCAACAGTCACGATGAGCTTTACTTATCAAAAAAACGGGCAGACCTACAACATCAGCACTACCCCCACTTTTACGATTCCTGCTGGCCCAACAGGACAAAAGGGAGATCAGGGAGACCCCGGTACAAATGGGGCAAATGGCGTAGACGGAAGTGATGGAGTAAGCATCACTGGCGTTAACCAACCCAACCCAACGACTATCAATTTCAATCTTTCAGATGGAACAACCACCTCGAATGTTACTCTGCCGGGAGGTGGAGGTGGATCAGGTACTGTTACTTCTGTTGCTGTAACGGGTACAAACGGAATTACCGTATCGGGATCTCCAGTTACTGTAAACGGAACTATTGCACTTAGCGTCAATGCTTCTGATCTTAAAACACATTTAGCAATTGATTGGGCAGATGTTGCGAATAAACCAAGTATTCCTGTTTCGGGAACCGATTTCGATCCGGTTGGAACAGACAACAGTACAAACGTCACACTCAACACCGCAAGTTATGATTATCTTTCTTTAGCTGGTCAAACGATAACATTAGGACAAGTTGATTGGTCAACAGACATTGCAAATAAACCAACCATACCTGTTTCCGGTACAGATTTCGATCCAGTCGGCACAGATAACAGCACTAATGTTAGTTTAGTAACCACAAGCTATGATTACTTATCTCTCACGGGACAAGCAATAACATTAGGTGCAATTGATTGGTCAACAGACATTATAAACAAACCAAGTATTCCTGTCAGTGGAACAGACTTCGATCCAGTTGGCACAGACAACAGCACGAATGTTTCGTTAAACACTACAAACTACGATTATCTTTCTTTAGCTGGTCAAGCGATAACACTAGGGGCCATTGATTGGACAACAGACATTTCAAACAAACCAACGATTCCTGTTTCTGGGACAGACTTTGATCCAGTTGGCACAGACAATAGCACAGATGTCACTCTCAACAATTCGACCTATGATTACCTGACGATCTCTGGACAGGCCATCACCGTTGGACAGGTTGATTGGACAACAGACATTGCAAATAAACCGTCAATCCCTGTTTCTGGGACAGACTTTGATCCAGTAGGAACTGATAATAGCACGAATGTAAGCCTTGCCACCGTTAGCAACAATTATCTCAGTCTTAGTGGGCAGGAAATCACTGCAGGAATAATCCCGTATCAACTTGGTGGAACAGGACTTACCGCATTAGGTTCAGCCGGACAAGTCTTGAAAGTGAATTCAGCAGGAACCGCACTGGAATACGCAACGGATAACACTGGCGCAGCATCAGGCGCAGATCCTGTCGTAATGGCAATAGCTTTAGGTTAAAAAATGGCAAACGCATTCTTACGAAAAACAGTAACCGCAGGAACGTCCAGAACCGATGTCTTAGCGTCAGATGTTGCTTCAGCAACAGAAGTCGTTTGCATCGGATTGATAGCCTCAAACAAATCTTCTGCGCCACGCACACTAACTGTTGAAATTAAGTACGATACCGGAAGTCCTACTTATACAAGCTATATCACAAATATTCCAATTCCAGTGGGATCTTCTGTCAATCTCTTAGACGGTGGGAAACTGGTACTTGTGCCGAATGAAAACCTGACGGTCACAGCAGATTCGGCATCAGCCGTAGATGTACATCTCAGCTATCTGGAGATTACATGAGTTACATCGGCAGCAAACGATCCAGCAGTTTAGTCAGTTTTGATGAAGGTACGATTGGCAGTAAGGTGGTGTTTCCTGCTGGGCATCCGTATTCAATCAAAGTATATGAAGAAACAGCAAATTCTGGGAATACTACATCTACAGGAATAGGGTTCGGTACTGTAAGGAGTGTTAGTTTAGATGCTGGTGAAAATGTCTTAATAATAATTAGTGGTGGTCATATTTATTATAATGGCGGATCGCAATGCTATGCTGGCATCCAGTATGACACTTCCACTTTAACTACTAACACACAGGGTACTATATCTTATAATATAGTGGATTCTGAAAGTAGCACATCAATAAACTACAATGTATTAGCACACTATGAATTCATTTATACTGCTGGATCTGGTTTTACTTTATACTATCGTCCTGCCGTTGGAAATAATAATGGAAGAACCTCAAATTGGAGCGCTACAACGGATTCTATTAAAATTACGGAAATTAGGTTTTTATGAAAATTACTTACTGGGATGCAGTTTTAGATTTGCTTAACCACACAGAAATTTCTGGGCCTATTGATGGGCCTATAACTGAGTATACATTCCATAAAAATCAATCTGCTCCAACAGAAGAACAAATCCAAGCAAAAATAGCAGAACTTAAAGAAGCCGAACCACTACGCTTACTCCGAGAACAACGCAACCAACTACTCGCTCAATCCGATTGGATGGCAGTAGCAGACAGAGTAATGACCCAAGCACAAATCGACTACCGACAAGCCCTACGGGATCTACCAGCAACCGCAGACCCACAACTAGATGAGAATGGCAATCTCACCAACGTAACGTGGCCTAGTTTATGAGTAATGCACGGAATATAGCGGACTTACCAAACGGAGATGATGCGCCTATTTATGCTTGTAGGGCATGGGTAAATTTTAATGGTACTACAAATACAGCAGGTTTTTGTACAATACGGGATAGTGGAAATGTATCAAGCATTACCGATAACGGGGGATCAGATGGTGGTGACTATACTGTGAACTTTGCGACTGCAATGCCTGATTCTAACTATGCGACAGTTGGTGCTGGCTCAAATAATAGTGGGAATTCGTATACCGGTATTCAAATAGTGTCTCAATCCACGACTGGAGTAAATGTGCAAACGTGGTACGCAGCATTAACTCAACATGATGCTCTTTTTGTTCCGATTGCAGTCTTCCGCTAACCCAAAAGGATTCAAATGAAACTAGCAATTTTTCCCAATGACGAAACCATCTCTGTTCTAGTACCTGCTCCGAACTGTGGGCTTACGCTAGAAGAGATCTGTGCTAAAGACGTTCCTACGGGGGTCAAGTACAAAATCATCGACAGTTCAGAACTCCCAGCAGACCGTGAATTTCGGAATGCGTGGGACTATGATTTCACCAATTCATACGATGGAGTAGGTGCGTGATTACGATCAATATTGACAAGGCGAAAGAGATCAAAAAAGAATCTCTACGACAGCAAAGAAAGCCCTTGTTAGAAGCGCAGGACGTGGCGTACATGCGAGCGCAGGAAGCTGGTGAAGATACGACTGCCATTGTTGCGGAAAAGGTTCGCCTACGGAACATCACGATGCTCTGTGATACCGCAGAAACCGTGGAAGATTTAAAAGCTATTGACATCAACGCATCATGACTACCGCAGCAGAATTAGCATCCTACGCCAGCAACTTTCCGAGTTTCCGTAATCGGATTATCAATGGCAATCTAAGCAACCCAATTAACCAACGTGGGATATCTCCGATTACTGGAGCAACAGGGTATACTTACGACAGGTGGTACTACGATGGGTCAACTTATTTGTATCAAGGCATTGAAGACAAAAACGTCAACAATGGAACTTATGTAATTAGTTGGGAAGGTTCTGGGATCAATGCTGCGTGGAAGGTTTCCACAGACACTACTGCTGGTAATGGCCCAGATGCTACTACTGGATTCACAAGCGTTTCAAATGGTGGAACATTTACGGTCAATGAAGGCACAGAATACAGCAAGCATTTGTGGATAAGATTCGATGGAACACTAGCCAATCTAAATAAAGTACAAGTGGAAGAAGGCACAGTCGCAACGCCATTCGAGCATCGGCCCATTGGGACAGAGTTGGCGTTATGTCAGAGGTACTATGAGATTAGTGGTGATGAGAGTAGATATTCTATGAATGCCTCTAGTACCCTCATTTATTATTTTACTGAAGGTTTTAATGTGGCTAAAAGGACAGATCCAACAATTACTGTTAATCAAAATTACAATGATAATTTAACTATTGCAGCACATGCAGCAACTACAAGTACTCAACATCCGGGATTTTCCGCTACTCCAGCTTCTGCTGATGGACGAGCTTTGGGGGAATATGAATGGACAGCAGATGCGGAGTTATAAGAAAGGAAAAACATGAATATTGAATCTGCACAATATCAAACCGATGAAATAAAAGGTGGAAACACAGGCATCACCGCAGTCATTGACGGTATCAACATGTCAGTACCACTAGACCCTGCAAATCGCCACTATGCAGAAATTATGAGACAAGTGGAAGCAGGTACACTGGTAATTCAACCAGCAGATGAACCAGAAGGACAAACAGCATGAGCTACATCGGCAACCAGCCCGTTCTCAACACCAGCGAATTCCGAGAGGAGTTTGCGGTTACCAGTACACAGACGGTTTTTAATACCTCTGGATTTGTTACCAACACAAACTCTGAGTTTCTGGAGGTCTATCGAAATGGTGTTTTACTAAGCAAGGATGACTACACACTGGATTCTGATGCAGCAACCATCACGCTAAATAATGCGGCAATTAGCGGAGACATCGTAGTCGTTACCGGACGCAGAGACATTACGAAGAGACAGACAGAACTGGGTGAGTACGTTGAAGAGTTCACAATCTCCGGTACACCAACAACCGTCACGTTTTCTTATCCGTTAAATGCTACAAACACTCATGTCTTTCTGAATGGAGTCAAACTTACGACCACAGGTGGTTCCCCAGACATTACGAGTATCAATGCAGCAACAGGAGTCATTACCTTTGCCAGTGCACTAGCAAATGGAGATGTGGTAACGGTAGTCAGTCGAAGTGCAGTTTTGGTGTCACATGATCGGGTATCACACTACAGCACAGTCTCAGACGATGTAACGGTTCCAGTAGGACAGAATGTAGCATTCTTTGGAGACACGGAATTGGCAGGAACAACGAATGTTTATGGATACCTGACGATAGCACATGGTGCTGCAAATTTTACAGGCACAATTAACGTAACTGGAACGCTAAACGTAGTATGAGCAACGCATCATTTAAAATGAATGGGGTCGAGGTATTCTCTGAGAATGCTCAAGTCGTTACGATGAATAATATAACTGCTGGCTCAAATATCAGTGGCATTGGTCAATTGGTTGGCGTTAGTTATGTTAATAATATGACCGATAATGGGAACTATGTAACGCTAGAAAACAATAAGGATTACATTTTATTTGTATCAGGTTACTCAGCAGGTGCTTATGGCTGGACTGAGTATTATGAATTATCAGTTGATGGTTTAGGGACAGTGACCGCTACTCAACGAAGTAACATGTTGAATGGTATATTACCAAATACAACGACGAATGCTGTAAGAGTCGATTCTATCAATACAAGTCAAGGTTATTTTGCTGGAATGGTTTTTGAGCAAGGTTCAACTTTTGATGCGAGTTAATTCATGAATCACATGATTTTATCAAGCGGCGAGTATGCCGTTGGGAAGTTTGTACCAGATGGTTCTACTCTAGTCCCTGCAAAGCCTAGTGGCCCATACAGTTGGAATGGTAGTCAATGGGTATTTGATGGATACACTCCAGAAGATGCAATGAATCGCTTACGATTTGAAAGAAATGTATTGCTAGCACAAACCGATTGGATGGCAAACTCTGATGTAACGATGTCTGAAGAATGGAGAGTTTATCGACAAGCCCTTAGAGATCTGCCAGCTAACAGCACACCAGAACTTGATGAAAACGGACAATTGACCAACGTAACATGGCCTGAGAAACCTCAATGAGCGGAACACTACAAGTCGGAGGAGTAACCCTCGCAACCCATACGGAATCACCGAGTACACTGACGTTGGATAGTGGTGTTGTGTTTCCTGCTGGTGGAACTGGTAATGCGGTATCAATAGCATTTATACAAGAGCGACATGCCGATGGCACAAGTAAGGGGTCTACATCTGGAGAAAATAAAAGAGAATTAAATACGATTTATTATGATCCTGACAGTTTAATCTCTTCTGTCTCATCTAGTGAATTTACAATTGCAAATGCAGGAACATATATTTTTGAATATTGGTGTTTTGCCTATCAAGCAAGTGTGCATAATGCCTTTTTGAGAGACATTACAGCAAATGCATCTAGTGGGTATCTAGCGGCAGGTATTCAATCTTATGCGTATGCGCCAAGTGCGGTTGGAAATACTTCGTATGGCTCTGCCGCAGCAACCATATCAACTAGTAACACTTACGCTTTATATAGTTGGATTGCAAATGCTTTTGCAACTTATGGGTTGGGTGTTGGGGTTTCGACTAATTCGATGTATGACGTGTATTCTCAAGTTAAAGTTATCAGAGTGAAATAATATGCAGTATGCAGAGATAAAAGATTCCGTTGTAGTATCAATAATGCTTAGTCATACAAATGGACGTGTTCCTGTTCCTGATAATGTGGTATGCGGCATGATCCAACAAGCCGATGGTACATTTACAAATCCAGTTCCAACACAATCACAATTAATGGATAGAGTTCGTTTTGAACGCAACCAACTCCTAGCTGCAACAGATTGGCGATTCCGCAGTGACCTAACCACATCCCAAGCATGGATTGACTACTGCCAAGCACTTCGGGATCTACCAGCAAACTCAACTCCTGCACTGGATGAAAACGGACAACTAACAGGCGTTAACTGGCCTACACCACCGGAAAACTAATGAGCGGAACACTGAAAGTAGGTGGCAAAACTCTAGCCACGCATGATACAGCAGCAAATGAAATCAGCTTTCACTCCGATGTGATGGCAACCACTGCTCAAGTCCAAGGCGTTTACACCACTGCGACAACCGCAAAGGCAACCAACGCCAATCAGTTAACATCGGTCACCGCAGTATCTGGCTACAGTTTAGCAGACGTTAGCGTTGGTGATTATGTTACCGGAGAAGGTATTCGGGTAGGCACAACGGTATCTGCAATCAGTGGGACTACGATCACACTTTACAACCCAGATGGGGATGCCCTAAGTAGTTCGATGACCGATCTTAGTGGTGATCCAGTATCATTCTACAATGCAACGAAAGCATTAAGTGCAGGGACAGTAGCAGGAGGGTTGTGCCGTGCGTGGGTAACTTTTACTGATTCTACGAATGTAATTCGTGCCAGTTTTAACATTAGCTCAATGATTGATAATGGTAATAATGTTGTTGGCACTTTTACAACTGCCCTACCTGATGCTAATTATTCACTAGTTATGAGTCACTCTGGGGGTGGTCAAGGCGATAGTGGATTTATTGGTTCTTTAAGCTCAACGTCTTTTGACGTTAGACCATATACCTATGCGGCTTATCTTGACCCAGCAGATCTGTGTGTCGCAGTTTTCCGCTAACTCCAACGTTCACCGAGTATAATTATGCCAATAGAAGCCTCTTTTGTCGAAATGCTCTCCTCGTTAGGAGGCACAATGGCAGCACTGCTATGTTCCTTCTGGTACATAAAATATTTGACCGATACCCACAGAATTCGAGAGGAGTTATGGATCTCCAAAGATACCGAAGCAGACAAGGCGCTTCGAGAATTGCAAGCTACGAGCAACGCACAGTTACTTAGCGTTCTACAGTCTGTTAATGAAACGCTAAAGAACATGACGGTAGCAATCTCTGAACTCAAGTCAACGATGGAAAACAGCAGGAAATAAGATGGCAGCAAGAGTCAATAAGAAGGCAATGAAGTGCAACAGTCCCCGTGCGACTTCCGGTCATCCAAAGAAATCGCATATCGTCAAGGCTTGCGCTAACGGTAAGGAAAAAGTCATTCGCTTTGGAGAAAAAGGTGCTTCGACTGCAGGAAAGCCGAAAGCTGGTGAATCTGATCGTATGAAAGCAAAACGAAAGTCTTTTAAAGCTAGACACGCTAACAACATTGCCAAGGGCAAAATGTCTGCGGCTTACTGGGCGGATAAGGTCAAATGGTGAACAATATGAAATACTTAATTACTTTTCTCTTTGTACTCTCTACTTGTGTGATGCCCCCAATCGCACCAGCACATGAAGAGTCGAATGAATATCAGACGATCTTTCTTCTTCAATGGGTTTATCAATGCTCTGAGCAACTAAAATGGGATTATCTGAATCAAGGACTACCCAACCAGTTAGCACTGCAGATGAGTATTCAAAACTGTAGCTGCATGATCGACAACTACCGTCAGAACTTCTCACAACCGGAAGTTATCAACATGACCCAAGAAGATCGAACAGCCTTCGGTGAAGAGTACGCACGCATCTGTTTAAACGTTATCAAGTCGAGTTAGTATGGACGATCTAATGAAGACCGTGGTCGAGCAAGTCGTAGACTCCGTATCAACGCAAACAGAAAATGTTGTGATCGAAACAGTTACCGATGAACTGGTTAGCACAGTTAGCACTGCTAATTCTGGCGATCTGGCTCTTGATACTCTTGACCTCTTACTGGACACAGGAGCAGCAGAAGGACTTGCAGCACTGTTTGGTGCACCCGTCCTACTCGTACTGGGAATTAAAGCCCTTAAATCTTACCGGAAACGGAGTCGAGCAAATGACAACAGTTGATTCCTCCGAACATTTCAGTCGTAAAGAATTGGAGTGCAAGTATTCGGGCAAGTGCGAAATGAATCCCGAATTTTTAGCACGGATTGAAGAGTTGCGAATTGCTTTCGGCAAACCCTTGCGAGTCACCTCCGGTTTTCGTAGTCCCGACCACCCCGTGGAACGAGTCAAAACCGAACGAGGAAAATCCACAGGATACCATGCGAAAGGAGAAGCACTGGACTTTCAGGTATACGGAGCAGACGCACACAAGCTGATCAAGTTAGCCATAGATTTAGGCTTTAAAGGAATTGGAATCTCTCAGAAGGGAGACTTCAATAGTCGTTTTATTCACGTTGACCATCGCTCAGAACCAGCACTTTGGAGTTACTAAAATGATGTACGGTAAAAAGAAACCAATGACTAGCGGCAAAAAAGGTGGAATGAACAAAGCTTTCAAGCCTTGTGCTACCTGTCCCAATCCCAAGGCTTGCAAAGCCAAAGGCATGTGCATGAAGAAAATGGGGCGCAAATGAAAAAGGGACTTTACGCTAATATTCATGCGAAACGCAAAGCTGGAAAGCCTATGCGAAAAGCTGGACAAAAAGGCGCACCGACCAAGCAGGATTTTATTAACGCTAAAAAGACTGCGAAAAAGAAGTAGATGGCTAAACAACGCTTAGTAGACTTTCGAGGAGGTATCAACGAAAAGGTATCTCCACACATGATCGGAGATTCGCAAGGTCAGGATGCAGAGGATCTTGATTTTGCGACAGTCCGGTTAGAGGGTCGAAAGAACTTCAATTCCGCTAACAAGGCAAACGGGTCATTCTTGTATGATCCGGGTGATGGTACAGCAAACGCCCGATGGGTTAGCATCTACCCATCGGACACGGATAGCTACATCGAATATGCCAGTGATTTTGCAGTTTGGAACAGGGATCTCTATGTGGCAATGGGAGCAAAGGTCAAGTACGACAGCAATGACAATCTTGTTCTTGTTGCTTCGACTGACCACAGTGGGCAGACCATTCGTTATTTAGATGGGGGAACCACTGCTCAGACGTTGACCTTCAACCCACCATCCGCTGCCGAAGTTACCCTGACCGATCCGTCATGGAACACCGCAATCGTCCCTGCAATTGATGAGTTTGTCCCACCACCCCCTGCTGGAGAAACAGGGATCGTTACCACGGGTACATCCGACACAACTAGCTGGACTTATATCAACTATACGGAATGGGATGGTCTTTATACACAGTATGGAACCGAAGAAGCATCTGCAGGAGGACGCACCATTTACCGCAAGTCTGGAAGCAGTGTCAACTACTATGTTGGAGGAACCAATAGTAACCCCGAAACTACTAGTAGCTATCAAGTAGCTGGATTAGGAGATCCTTTTACTGGAGAGACATCTGGATATTTCTATACACGGTCAAACGATTCGATTGTTACTACCAACAATGTTGGAGTGACTACTTCCAATCGAAATGACTTTGGCGTTCAGTCTGATGGTAGCTGGGATCGGAACGGTATATTTGTACCCTCTGGAAATATACATGGGCAGGATTCTAGCGGAAATGACTACTACACTTGGTATCGTTACGGAGGAGGAGTATCTAACCTTTATGGCAGAGACACTAGTGTTGCAAACTCTCCAATCTATCAAGGTACTCCTACTACCAATACTAGCACAATTTATCAACCTTCTAGTGGTGGGAATTATAGTTCATCTGGTACTGCTCAGTATTGGTGGTCTTGGAAAACTTATACCTTCACTTCATATACCGTTTCAATAAGTAATTATCAGACACTTAACTCAACGTATAACTATAATATTCAATATGATCCGAATAATGTCTTTCACGAACGCAGTATTGCTGTGGCCCCAGACTATCCGTATAACTATTTTCAACCGTATCCGCCTGATGTAGTTAATGGTGTTCATCAGACTTATACCGATAGCAACGGCTATACTTTTCTTAGATTTTCTTTTGGTACTACTAATTTAGCCTCTAGCGCATCTAGCAATAATATTTTTTATGCTCCTGCAGGAAGTAACCCCGACACTAGTTTAACATCCGGAGTATTCTATAGGTATAGTACTTTTCCTTCAACTTCCTACTTTACAAGCCCGATGCGTTTTTACGATATTACCGCAGGAGAAGTTGAGATACTATGGGACTATGATCCAAATGGAGGGGCATCACAAAGCGGATTTTCTACAATAATAGCCACTAATATTTCTTACAAAGACGCTCTTACTCAGTACGGTTCTTATTTAAAAACTACAAATAACATCCAATATACTTATGAACCCGTAGGGGGAACTAGGCAGACTTCGGGCGGAACCAATATTGCTGAATATACGGACATTAATACATTTCAAGTAACTGGTGCATATTGGCCTATCCGCAGATCCTATCAGGCAACCACTTATGGCTACACCTCCCTTCCCCAACTGACGCAGACCAAGTATTCCTTTCCTGCGAACATGACCTATACGGCTCATCAGGATACTGTCCCTGCTGGTACAACAATTCCTGCGACCGATGCTTTCTCCTATGATGATGCACGGGCCGAAATCTATCAGCCGAATACTGCATCAGGAACACCAACAGTCATCAATGACGAATCCAGAGGAGATAACTGGTTGACCGATGGCAGAGCCTTCTCAGGGCCAGATGTTGCCAGTGCCTATGGTTATTTTCTAAGGGCTGTTCGCTCATCAAACAATCTACCTACTCTGTCTACCGATGATGTGACAGTCACCCGAACTGGCACGGATGTACTTTCCACCAATGCTCTTCATACTCCGCAACGTCTGGATTTTACTTCGATTACCGTTCCAACCGATGTGACTGCTAGCGATGGACAAGGGGGTACAGTCAACGATCCTCCGATCGCCTACCGTTTATACCGTAAAGACAATAACGGAGTAACCGATCTAGGCTATATTCGTCCGTCAAGTCTAAATGTTTCCGGTGATTCGACCTTCTCAGGAGACTACACTTCAGACATTAGCATCAGCTTTAGCACGACCACAAAGAAAGTGACCATCAGCAACCTGCTGACTTCCAAGAAATACAGGTTGAAGTGGTGGTGCTACCAGCACACAACGCTAACCGGAGCAGACCTGATCGTTACATCTCCGAGTAGCACAACCAATGACACTTCACTATCAGCACGATCCAACACATCAGGCTATGCCTTTACTGGAGTAGACACCCTAGTCCTGCAACTGGCAAAGATTACAAATGGTGATACTCGCATGTATGCGATTGACATCTGGCTGGAAGAATCCTTTCTGGAAGGCCCAGATGCCAACACCTTGTTGGACAATACCTATGCCACGGTAAAGTGCTACGATCTGCTCTATGATACGGCTTACGACCAGATTGATGCAGATCATGATGGTACGCCTGACGATGCTGCCCAGACAATTGAAGATACGTCCGACTTCCTCGACCTGTTTTCGGCAGACTTACTAAATGACGGTCTTGGCTCTACGTCATCCATTAGCGCACCGGATTACTGCAAATTCTTTAAAGAGTCCAACAACTTTTTCTTTGCAGTGGGAACCTCGTTTTCAGACAGTACCCTTTACGGTGGTTCTGCCAACACGAACAAGGCAGGTAGCTACCTTTTTGTCAGTGAATACAATGACCCAACCACTTGGTACGCTACCGGATATGTGCAGTTCAATTCAGAAATAACAGGGTTACACACCTATCCCGGTGAGTTGATTGTCTGGACAGAAAACGGCACTTTCCGAGTTGCAGGATCACGCTATGACCAAATGCGAAAAACCAAGCTAGCAACTACGGAAGGTATGCCTGAAGGCAATCATCGAACCGCAGTACTCGTCAATAACTATTTGGTTTGGGTTTCGTCAACAGGCATCTGTTTCTACGATGGTCGGCAGGTAACCAACCTGACCCGTGGAAGGTTCAACGATTTCGGTTTTCTGGACAGTCAAAAGCTAAATGTAGACTACGATTATCAGGGAACCGATGTAGCTTTGCCCGGAACCGGACTTCATGCTGGTCAAAAAGATGGAATCTACTATGTGGTGGGATCAGATGAAAAAGGTTTTGCGGTTGACTTCAACCTGCAGGGATTTCCGATTACCAGAGTAGATCTCAAGGAAAGTGCGACCACCAGCCTGACCACTGTTCCCAAGCTAGTTTATGATGCACGGGATAATCGCTTACTTTCTGTCAGAGGTTCAATTGCGGATTCTGCAGGAAATCGCACATGGTCGTACAAGACAAGAGACTTTGATGGAGGAGCATTTGGGTCACTCAAGTTAATCAAGAGTGTTGTGCTAAACGGCACGGGATCAGGCAAAGTGCAAATCTATTTAGACGGTGTACCTGTATTTACGGACAACAGTGGTGAAGGTAAGACCGTTAGCGTAGATTTTTCCGACTCTAACCCTGACACAACCCAACCTGCAAAACTATATGTACCTGCCGCTATTGCAGGAAGTACCTACGGTTTACCCATCGCAGATGTCTGGTCAGTCGAAATCAATGATTGGGATGGTAAAATCGATTGGATTGACACCGAATACGAAATGGTGAGTGGATAATGCCCATACAACGCAATGCTAATTTCGAGCAGCACATGATTAGCGAAGATCTGATTCTACGGGATGCTCTGCAGGTTGTGCATGACAATACCGATAATTTGCAGAACCAGATTGATATTATTTTAGAGGTGCTAACAAACGAGACAACCTATGCGGATTTTCGCACTGAACTACTAAACAGGTTCGCATGAATCGTTTAGTCTATCAGGCAATCCGAGTCGAGTATTCACGGCAACCTGTGCTAAAAATCAGTGTCGATGGAACGCAGGTAACCAACATGGGCCAATACACTCTTCCTTCTCACAACACCTTTCGGGGCAGAAGAATTACACTTCCTGTTAGCACAACAGGATACGTTCCCCATCTGGAGATCGTAGCAGGGACTGGAAACTCCTACCAATCGCTTCTGCAGAATGACCAGTTTGAAGCAGTACCCATTGAAAACTTCAGTCAGCAGCAACTTTTTCACTATTACGATGTTGGTCTGCGAGGATCAGCTTCGGGTACGCTTACAATTTATGTGGATGGAGTTGTTCAAGAGCAGACCGTGACTTACACTCCAACCGGGTCAACGGATAATATTCGCATCTATTTTGATCCAATCAGCTACGGATACATTCCACACATTCATAACACGGGTATTGACTCCAATGACTTTGAAATTCTTTGGGCCAGACCTGTGGCATTGCCACCTAGATTTTATCGAGGATTACGCACTCACAGTGAGTTTCAGCTTACTTATAAGGGATCAGTTACTCTTGAGTGGTTTCTAGACGGTTTATCTAAAGGTCAGTATTCTTTCGACAGCACAGAAGTAGTTGGGCAGGATGCAGACGGAAATGATTTAAGTGCCTACATCACCAAAACAGAAAAAGCCTACTTCCCATCTGGTACAGTGGGTCACGTTCTCCAGTACAAGCACACCAATCCAGCTAGTGGTGGTAAGATTTACATGATTGAAACAGACCAGACACTAGCGGATCTGGAACAACAAGCAATGCGACCTCAAGAGGAGGGATAATGGCAGTTAAATACGAAAGTACACTAAGTAAATATAAAGCTAGTTCCGATGCTAAGACGGGGGGAGTCCATAATGAAGGTCTTTTCCATATTTGGACACCTGATAAAAATAAAAATGAGTATAATCAGCTAATACGTCAAGGCCGAAAAGAATACGGAAAGGATTTTGAAAGTGTTGAAGAGCTTAGAGCTTTTGCTAAAACTTTTTTAGTTGGTGTAAAAACAAACGGTTCCGCCCCAACAAAAGTTACCAACAGTATAATTGATGAGGCTACCGAAGACACCCTGTATGCTCTTCTTGCAAACGCTAGCCACGATAGATACCGTACTGGCAAAAAGGAAAAATTTGGGGATTATTTCGATGGGCTACATGCTTCGTGGGTAGCATCAGTTCGTAAAGGAATTGAAGAATTTAAATCCTTTAAGAACTTAGTTAATAAGCTAGAAGCTAAAAATCTAAGCGAAAATCAAATCAATCAATTTCTTAGCAGCAATAAAATTAACGGGAAAAATACTGCTCGGTTAGACTTAATTGCAGATGATGTTGATGGATATTCGCCGGAAGACTTTGCAAACCTGTATGGAGTTACTAATGATAAAGATGCAGACGGTAATCCAACCGGTATTGACATTGAGAAGGCGGCTAATGCCCAAGCTTTAGCTAAAGATGAGCTAGAGCTAGCACAACAGGCAATAGACGAGAGTACTTTTGGCGATGCTACTAATTCACAAGGGCTTACTAAAGTTCCAGATACGGATGTTATTAGTGAAGATACTACGGATGCTACTGATGAAGATGCTGAACCACAAGCAGGAGATGAGTTTACTGATGAAGAGGGCAAAACTGTATTTCTAGGCACAGATGGTAAATACTATTATGAAGATGGAACTCCGTATATTTCCCCTGACCAAAATACTGTTCCTGAAGAAATCAAAAGTGACCAAGCTTCTTCTGATGCTGCCGAAGAAGTGGTTGATCAAGCTGTGCAAGATGTAGCCGCCGGAGCAGATACTGCTGCTGACATTCAAACCTCCGTTCTTGGTGGTGACGTATCCACCGGAGTTGCCGAGCAGCTTGGATGGGAGAAAGGCACAAAAGAAGTAGATGGTAAAACGGTAACCACGTTTACCGATCCACGCACGAATACCACTTATGATGTTGACCCCGACACCGGAATGCTCACCGATACCGATGGAAACACGGTATCCACCGTAGGCTCGCTCAATTTTGAAGAAAATGATTTCGCACAGCAGTTTACGGATGCTGCCAATGATTTTCTTTATGGCGCCGCGCTAACGGAGCAAGCCGCTCTTTCTCTGGGATTTACGAAAACCGGAGACACTTACACCGGTCCAGATGGTCAGACTTATACTCTCAATGGGCAGGGTCAACTGGTAGACGAAGGAAACAATGTTGCCCGTTCCGATGGTTTTCTGGATTATCAGACGCAGTTACAAAATGCGAATGCGGAATACACTACGGCAATGGAAGGCCCGGATGGGTTGCTCTCAAAATACGAGCAAACTTTCTCTGATTATCAGACGGATTTTCAACCGCGCATGGATCAACTTGATTCCAATATTAGCGCGCTAAATCAGGTTGCGACGGACGCGGGTGACCGAGGGTATTACAATCAGTTACGAGATGTGTATTTTGCAGACTCGATGGATCAGGTCAACCGGAATACCGAAAGCAGTCGAGACGCAATCAACCAGATGTATGCAAAATCAGGAATGGACACCAATAGTCCGGCTTACTCTTCGGCAATGGTGGATTTGCAGAACAAACGATCAGAAGCCGCACGGACTGCACGTAGGCAAGCTATTCTGGATTCCTATGGTCTGGGTACGCAGATGCTGACCAATCGAACGAATGCGCTAAATAGCGCACAAACAGGTATTCGTTCTGGTATGGATGCTCTGAGTGATCTCTATGATGTCAAGCTCGAAGGACTTGGTGTCGAACGAGATATGATTTCTACGATCTACGAAGGTAAGAAAGAAGGTGCCAAACTAGGCATGGAAGGTCTAGGCGTCACAACCGGACTTGAACGAGACAAGATTAACGCGAACCAAAGTCAATACTTTAAAGACCTTGATGTGCGAACAGGTCTAAACAACAACACGGTGAATACCAATGTCACCGCCGCAAACACCGCAAACACCGCAGACGTGAATGCTACCGATGATTACTGGACCGGCATGGGATGGCTGCAGACGCTAGTAGATAATGACTTCGACTGGCGTGCTGCCGGTGCTGCAATTCAAACTCAATTTCCAGACTTTGATACATCGACTTTGGATGAAAAACTACAAGTAAAATTTGGCTTCAAGTAAAGGTATCTATGGCAGTATCCCCTATGTTTCCGCAACAAAGCGGTGGGCTTCAGATGTTGTACTCTGCTTTGGATTATCAGCAACGGGAACGCTTACGAAAAGAAGCAGAAGAGGAACGTAAACGGCAACTTGAAGAACAACGTCGTCAGCAACGTGAAGCCAACAAGCACAGTGCTTTTGGTGACACGCTAAATCTGATTGGTACAGTCGGTGGTGCCGCTATCGGATCGTTCACTCCCGTTGGCCCTGTGGGTGGTGCAGCCATCGGCAGCACGTTAGCACAGGCTACAATGGCTTTCGCACCAAACGTCGGTGGAACACAACCGAGTGCTGATAATCCGTACTACACTCCCGCAACAGATACTCAGAAAGCACTGACGGCAGTGAATGCCGGTTTGCAGTTCTACAGTGCATACGAAGCAGACAAGATTGCAAAAGAACGCGCATTAGCAGCTGCCGATGCAAAAGCACGAAGTGCAGAAAAACTTCGCACAACCGATTTTCAGACTGCTCAATCGTATGTCACTGCTGGTTTTGATGCGCAGCAAGGGTTTGAAGGATTGCAGGGTACAGAGTATACCGCAATGCCTAGCTTAGCACGGGATCTCAAAGATAGCGGCAAGTATAGCTTTCTAAAAGACGAAGACTTTCTGATGATCGCAGCTGGTGAAGCCGACAACTATTATAAGTTCGGACCAACTCTGGAAACAATGACGATTCGCGGAACCAACATGCTCTACGAAGCGTTAGCACAACCGGATGCTACGGCTCAATCCGTTCTCGCCGATCTGGATGCAGGAGAAGCATCATGGGCCAAGGAATTCAAGCGTCTTCCCTTACCTGCGCAGACTGCCGCTAAATCTGAACTCATGAAACAAAGTCGTGCGACTCTCGCGGCTGCAAACACTGCTTTAAAAGAAAAAGCTGCTGAAACCGCTAACATTTTTAATGAACGTGCAAATGATGCGGTGAAACGATTAAACGAAAGAGTAGATGACCTTGTAACCTCCGACAACTTAGATGGAGTAGTGTTACCAGCTGGAGTTACTTTGGCTGATCTGCAGGGATCGGAATGGGCTTCTGATCCACAGAAAG